AACCGCCAACGCGATTGACACAACGCAATGCACGGCAGGAGGAGTCTCCGCGAATATTCAAGTAGGCGGCAGCACAGCTGTAGGGCCTGTCGGAATTATCGGCAACATCATGCCTGGTGGAACTAACCATGCAGGCAACTTAATTTCTCTGGTAAGTGGTTCTACTGCCACTCTGCTCGGATGGACGATTACTAACAATCAGGCGAACTTAACTGGCGTCCCGCTATTACCGATCACCCAAAGTTGCATTCCGCTCGGCAATGCAATGAGCTGTCTTGAGAGCGGCAATCAAAACTTGGTGCCGGTCATATCTTGTGCAAGCGGCACACAGGGTAGCGGATGGCAGTCGGGGCAGATGTTAGCCTCCTGTTTCCCTGCCGCCCAGACAGCCAATCTTGGCGCTACTAATTTGCTCGCAGTGCCCACTGCTCAAGGCCCTAACGTTATGGTCAGTTGCGAAATCATTCTGACCAGAGCAGCTACTACATCGAGCACATTGCCTACCTGTAATGTTACTTACACGTCCTCAATTTCTGGGCTTGTAGTGACGGCCCAGATCACTCCTGCATGGGCAGCTAGCACGTCAGGTTGCGTGGGAAGCACTACAAACACGGTCGGAAACGAATGCACGGGGACAATCTTTATTGATCCGACCAGCGCTACGACCATGACGTTTTCAACCAGCAACTACGCCTCGGTTGGGGCGACGACCATGCAATATCAACCTTACATAACGGTGGCCAGGACGGATCGGTAATGCTGAAGCGTATATTGTTGGGTTCGGTATTTTTATTTAGTGCTTCGGCATGGGCTCAGACGGCTAACTTCTATCAATTCCCGGTTCCCCTTCCGGGGGCTACCTTCTACGTCTGCCCGGTGCAAACGCAAAACCCTTGCCCCAGCCCGGTGACGATTTATGCAGATCAGGGGCTAACTATTCCGATCCCTCAACCTGCCCAGACAGGAGTGACGGGCATGTTCGGCTTCTGGCTTCCGGGAGGTCAGTACACAATTCAGATCCAGCAACCCTATAACTTTGTCTATATCATCAATTTGGGCGGTGGTGGAGGCGGCAGCGGTTCCGTCACAAACGTCAGCATTGGCAACCTTAATCCTCTATTCACTTCTTCCGTTGGCAATCCGAACACCACTCCGAACATCACATTCACTCTTTTGAGCGCGCTTCCTCACAGATGGTTTGGCAATAACGCCGGGTCTACGGGGCCTCCCAACTTTTCCCTCATCGGGACGGCGGACCTTCCATACACATATTCCGGGAATACCACAACCCTGGCGACCACTGCCGGGGCACTTATCAGTGGTCATGGTGTCAAGCTGGATGCCAGTGGAAACTTGGTTGATTCGGGTGGTGTCTTCGGTCCTGCTGGCTCCACGAGTCAACTCCAATTCAATAATGGCGGAATATTCGGGGGGATTTCAAGCGTTGCTCCCGGCTCATTGCTGGCATCGCAAGGCGTGAGCGCCGCCCCTGCATTCCAGACCAAGGCGCAAATTGACGTGCGCGACGGCTTTGGTGGAAGTGGGGGAGTGGATTGTACGGGAGTCGCAGACTCAACCACGTCGCTCCAGGCGATGATCAATAACGCTCCGGATTACTCCAGCTTTCTTTTCCCGGCTGGCTGCAAAGTGAAGGTGAGCGGCACGACTGCCATCACTATTGACCAGCGCTTCGGATTGCAGTTTGAGTTTAAGGGCCGCAATGGAAACAATTGCAACGCTGGCGCCTCAACTCCCGCCGAACTGTTCTATAACCAAACCTATGGAGCAGGGAACCGGGTTCTATACGTTAACCGGAGTCAGGATATTGAATTCCGTAACATCACCGTGAACGTAAATGGTGGTGGGGATATTGGCATTGACATCGACCAAGTGGGGGCGACTCCACCGATTGCCACCCGGCAAGATTACTTCTTCCCGTGCATCGTGAACACAGGCAACCGCAACTCCAGCTTCAAAGGCATCCGGGTATCGAATAGCGCCATCTCCAACGTAGAAAACATGCACTTTTATCACCCGGACTTTCAGTGTTCCGCGCAAGCCGTGACTGGCGCGAATTCAAATGGATATGGCATTTGGTTTGCCGGGTCTGCCAATCTCAAAAATGAAATCATCGAGGACGCCCGAAGTACTAACTGCTCCGGAACGATGTTGACGCAATTTGGCAGCGATTTGACCTATCGAGACGGGCTGTGCAGTTCTTGCTACGCGGATGTCACCATGGGCGGATTCAATGACATGCTTTCGGGGTGGCGGTCGGAATTTGCCAACAATCCGGTGAGTATTGTAAATGGAACCGGACCCCATACGCTCTTGCACAATGATTTCGCGGCGGTGACCGGCCCGGCAGTGATCGATTGTCCGTCCGGATGCGGACAGGTAGTGGCGATCGGCAACGAAGCGGATTCGAGCGCTACGCCTTGGTTCAACACCCACAGCGGTGGAGGCTCGCTGTTTGCAGCAGGTAACCGATTTAGCAATCTTGGTCCGCTCGACTGGGATTACTCCTGGCGGTTTGAGCCCTCGGGAGGAGGGCAGGATAACAGTTGGATATCTTCGAGTCTGCGCATTACGCCAAGCCACACGAATCTGGGCAGTTTTAACCTGCCCTCGCCGCCGCTCATTTTCGAGACCGTGTCGGGAGTCGCTCACAATTATGACAGCTTCATCGTGGAAAACTTTGCAGAGGGGCCGCTGAGCAACACGCCCACCTCTGAAAACTTCTCGATTTTCTACAACGGCACAAATACGAGCTATTTAACCCTGGGTGCAACGATTGTTGACCTGAACGTAGGGCCGAATGCTACATCGGCTTCAACCGTAGCGGCGATTAGTCCGAACGGAACGCTGGGAGGAACAACCTGGTGTTACAAATCGGTGGCTCGGACTCTGAATGGCCATTCTGCCGCCAGCTCTGCTCTCTGTACCAATGGCGGAAACGCGACGCTAAACAGCACAAATTACAACGTCGTGTTAGTGAATCCCTATTCCGGTGCAATCGCCTACGACATTTACCGAACTACGGCAGGGGGAACGCCTAACACAACCGGGAAAATCGGCTCTATAACTCCGAAATGGGTGAATGGCGGCGGAACAGTAGCAGGGGCGATTAGTCTAGCCGACACCGGGCTAGCGGGGGACGCTACAACCGCCCCTACCACCAACACAACCGGGAGCGCAGTATTTGGGGCCGGGGTTCAGCTTGCCTCAATTACGTTCGCCAACTTACCAGCCTCGGTCAATGGAACGATGTACTACTGCTCTGACTGTAAAAACGTGACCGACGACACCACCGGAACCTTCGATAGCGCAGCCGCCAGCGGTGGACATGGAACGAACGTGCTTCGGGAGAATGGCGCGTGGAGAGTCCATTGACCCGCCAGAAGCGAGCCACCCCGAAGTACCGCTGGATTGTCAGCCTGACGGTGCCCAACTACGACTATTTGTGTGTCCAGGCCATGCACAGGGGCGTGACTATGGCCCGCTTACTCAACGAAATGCTGCAAGATGCCCGTAGAGATATCAAAACTTGCAGCCCAACTCCCGAAAGGATACAGGTTAACTAGGATGCCCGAAGACCAGGCTACAGCTAACGCTACATTAAAAGACACATTGGTGTCTGACCAAGCAACTGACGCTACCACGGCAGAAGCTACCACTGCGACTACGCAGGCTACGGAAGAACTCAAGCCGATCCGGATTGTGGAAGTTCCCGATCCGGCAGCCGCCGAACTTGGCGCCATCCTGGCGAACTCCGGATGGACGAAGGCGAATGTAAACGATCTTTTGCAGTCCCCTACGGCGCTCGAATCATTGAAAAACATGATTCAGAACAACCCGCAGGAATTTCTCAACATGGTCGAACGCGCAGACCCCCGAGCGGCTGAAAGGCTGCTCGATACCGCCTCAGATGAATATCTCAGGCGGAACGAAAGCAAGGGAGGCAAGTCGAAAGACGAAGATTCCTCCGGTTTGCAGCGTGAAGTTGAGACGCTACGCGAAAAAACCAACCGCCTCGAAGCTGATCAGCAGAGACGGGAACAGGCGATTGCTACACAGGCAATGCGCCAACGTTTAGACGCGAGAGTGGATGACCTGTTAGGGCAAGTCAAAGACCTTGGGCTAAAGCCCTCGGAGACAAAGAATCTGAGAGCGCGCGTGTACACCGAACTGGCGAGCGATGCCACGGTTGCACAGCGAGTCTCAAACGGCAATTTCGTTGATGTGCCCCGCGTTTTCCAGACGCTCATTGACGAGAAAGTCGCTGACCAAAATGCCGCTGTCCAGGCCGAAATGGACAAGCGAGAAGGCGTGCAGAGAGGCGCTTATCCGGAGTTTTCCCTTGGTGCGCAGGCCAACATCCCACCAGACTTGCTAGAGAAATCGTCTGGCAGTTGGGATGACACCGAGGCAGCTTTGGCGAAGGCGCTGACAGGCACGCGATAGGAGACATCTAAGTGGCTAACTTCAACCTCACGGCGGCAATGCCGCTGATGAAAATTTTTTTCAATCCACGTATCTCCAAACAATTTAACAGCGCTGCCGTTCTCTGGAACCGCTACGCCGATGGCAAAGGCATCCCGATCTCGAATCGAGGGATGGAAATTCCAACACACATGACGCCCAACGCATCCTTTGACTGGTATGCGGACGGTGGAACCCTCCCGGCTGGCGGATCTGAAGCTTTGGCTTCGGCTCTTGTCGGCTTCTTCTCGTTCGTGCTCTCGGTGGGCTTTACCGGGGCCGCGCTGGACGCTGCGGGCAATGATGCGGTGACTTATGCCCGAGCGCTGGCGTTCAACGTGAAGATGGCGACGATCAACGCCATCAAGTACCTGAACATCTACGCCTTTCTGGATGGCACGGGCGCCCTGGCGACTCTCGGCACGGCGGTGCTGACTTCGACCACGGTGAACTCGACTCTGGTAGCATCCGGATCCATCGAGGGCACGCACTGGCTGCGGGCAGGAATGCAGGTTGCCGTTCACGTCGGCGCTACCTCTGTAGTTCGCGGCACGGGCACGATTATCAGCTTGACCAACCCGATTGAAGACGCCACGGGCACGAGCTTCGTGATTGGGCCAACCAACGTCGCATTTACGACTGCGCTGGGCGACATCATCACGATTACGGCCTCGACCGGCGCTTCGGACTCGTTCCAGAACGTTATTGCCGGGCTGAAGCTCATCATCGACAACGGCATCGTGGCTACAACGTTCCAGAACATCAACCGCACTACCAACTCTCAGTACAACGCTGGCGTGATTGCCCTTGCCGGCAGTCCGGCGCTGGCGAGGGACCACTTGCGCAGAATGCTGGCGACGATCCAGATCTTGCAAGGACGCGTCAGTCCATCGCTCGAATTCCTGAGCCATCCCGCCCAGCTTCATGCCTACATGGATATGGGCTGGACCCTGAAGCGGTTCAACGACGCCAACAAGAAGCTCGACCTCGGCTTCACCGCCGTCGAGTGGGAGGGCTTCCCGTGGGTTGTTGATACGGACTGCCCGAAAGATCACATCTTCGGCGTGGATCGCGATCTGGTGTTCAAGGTCATTGCTCGAGAGCTGAGCTTTGATGACCGCACCGGCTCGATTCTGCGACAGAACCCGTCGTCTACCGCTGGGCAGTATGTGGATGCGTATACGGCGTTTCTGGAGTTTAGGGGCAATCTTGGCACTTATGTGCCAAACGCGCACGTAAAGACGAACGGATTGTCAGTCCCAGCGGGTTACTAACAAAGGAGATTTCAATGGCAGCACCTAGAGGTAGCAGCACAGGGAGCGGGCCGGGGCAGGATGGCGGCAGCTTCAACGAAGACTTGTACGGGAAAGACGATCAGGGCGCGGCAGAGAAGATTTCGACCAAGCTCGACGTTCCCGACCCGACGCTTGACGTATGGGGCGAACAGGATGGCCGGGCTCGGTCTGAAGGGAACCACGGCAAGCAGCCGTAAGGAGACATAAATGACGGCTATTTTCTCAACGCGGCCCTCGCTGGTTCCAAGCCAGGTACACACGAACACCGTTCCTGGCTGGACGAACGAGGATATTGTCGAAATCACTGCCGGGACCGGCGACTATCTGGCGGGCGGGTATCTGTTCGGTAACGCCCAATTCCAGACGCTCTACGGCGGAGCTTATTCGACGCTGGTGTCGGTTGATGTCGTGGACAACTGGCGGACGGCGGCAGGCGGCGGCACATCATGTTTTATCGCAGTCTACGACTCGGTAAACCAGAAGATTCAGGCTTACGGCATGAACGCGGCTGCTGGCGCTGGCAATCCGTTAACCGAAATTCCAAACGCAACCGCCGCCCTTAACGGGCTGCGCTGCTCGATTCGAGTACGTTTTAACTAGAGAGGGAACTGAACATGGCAATCAATATTCCCGGCGTAACGGTCATTTGCACCAAAATGGCCTCGGGCAACGTGCAGGTTGTCTGCCAGAATCCGAACGGCGGCATTCGCTATGCTGTCGTGATTCCGGCTGCCGATTTCACGTCATTCAATACCACGGTTAACGGCGGCGCCACGGGCGCGACTTTGACCAGAACTTATGGTCAGGACGCGAACAACACCGATTACCCGGTCGAATACGTGGGTTCCTAGGTATGCCCAGAGAGCTATCTGGAATCTACGGGGCCGACGACAATGATTTCGCGGAGGGCATCGCCGCCGATGCCCTTGACCCTGCCTATGTTCTTGACGACCCGTATATGTGGGGGAATATCCACGACATGCGGGCGCAGGCGCAGGCCAATGTTGGCAAGGAATCACTGGGGCCGACTGATCCCAAGAGCCCGGTCACCAAGAGGATTAACGAGAGCCCGAAGTTGGACTACCCACAGACCAGCGCGATGCCGCGCCATGTCAAGGGACCTACTACGGCAACCTCTACTGGCGGTAAGGACTCCTTGGTGCCAGGGAACCAGAAAGACGCGAAGACAGGAAAACAGCGCGGCCCAGCGTTCGCTAACGAGACCAGTTAATGCCATCGACTCCGCAAAATACACTCATCCCCGGCCAGGCTATCGTTCCTACCCTAGTCACGAAGCTCCCTCGCGGGAAGCCGGTAAACTTGGGCTCGATCGGCGTGTCGGGGAACGTCGTAGCGTTTACATTCTCGGAACCGAGCGGATGGAATCAGGGATTCCTGATCCTGCAAGTCGGCCCGGGGAATCTTGTGCTTGGTCCGGGAACGTTGGCGCTGGAGTTTTCCATTGATGGCGGAGTTTCGTGGGCGGTTTTTCCGACCGCCAGCACGACCGGTATTGAGTTTCTGTATTCCGTAACCGGACAGCCCGGCGCTGACGCGGCTGCGATCTTTGCCGCTCAGTACAACGTCGGCGGACATGGCTCCGGGACGCAATTTCGATTCGGATTTGTCACCGGACCTACATCCGGGACTTCTCCGGTATGGGCATTAGTCGGATAACACTCGGGTAAATCGTGGCGGCTGATCTCGCTACCATCCACTCTCATTTAGAGCAGGGCTACTTCACCCAGGAGGATATGGACGCCTTGGGGATGAAGGGCATTGTGTCTTTAGCTCAGATGAGGGCGGAGGTCGGCAGCCTGTTCAAGAAAGAAGCGCCGCCGCCGCAAGTCGATAACAATGCGGAACTCCGGGCTGAGGCTTCACAAGAGGCAGCGGCCAGCGAAGCGCAGGAGCAGGCAGACCGGGAAGCCCTGATAGCGTCTATTGCAGAAAAGCAAGAAGAAGCGCAACAGGAAGTTCTCAAGCAAAACCAAGCTAACGAAATTGCCGAGCGATTCAAGGAAGCGCTGAAGCAGGATCCCAATGTCACGCTTACCTAAAAGCTGGGGTCTCAAAACCAAGAAGCGGCCAGATGGAAAGCTGGACATCATCCAGAAGGATGATACTGGCTGGGAGTCGTGCGTCCGCACTACCGATACCTCAGAGATTACCGAGAGAGACATTGCCGACTTGCACGCGGCGGATCGGGAAGCCTATCCAAACCGGGAAGCCGCAGTGAAAGCGCAAATGCGGAGGCTTGTTGGGGAGAAAGAGCACAAGCTGAGCGCTGATGAGTATTTCCATCAGGCCATGACTTTCGACGAGTCTGACTGGATTGCTGCTGCGGAACCCGCAGTCCGTGCTGGATTTGAAAGACAAGGTTCAACGATTGGTTCGACCCATGCCTATCGCAAGGGCTGGGAATTTGCGTTCGGAAAGGGAAATCAGTGAGTTACTTCATCTACAGCTCAGAGGCGCTACCTAACCCGGAGATGCTGGGGAAGCCTCGGTACACGCCAGACAGCGAGTTCGTGCGCTTCAATGGCATTGCGCTTCCGCCCATTCCCAAAAAGCAATGGACACAACTTCCAGATGAGTTCCTGACTATTCGCAGACAGGACTGGAAGGATAAGCGCGGAACCGAGGTAGAGGTTCCCGTTAAACGCTTTAAGGCTGTTGTAGACAACCCTGACCGTGGCTTCGCGGAGCGTGGCGTCATTATGCTTGACCATGAGCCCTCCGCATCGGAGAAGGCCAAACTGGCCAGTCTGTCCGAGGAACTAAACCTGAAGTTCCGCAAAAAGGCCATCGAGTTCTATGAGAACCAGCGGCAGATGGCGCTTGCCCGGCAGGGGACTTACGAACCCACCCCATATATTGACGAGTGCTATGACATTCTCTCGATGAAGAAGCCCTATTCGATGGAAGCGCTTAAAGCGCAGCGCGATCCTGGCGCGGCGGCAGCCTCGCAGATTGCCGAAGCCATTGCGGGAGCACTCAAGAAAGACCGCGAGGACACGGCGAATGCAGCTCTTGAAGCATTGACTCGTCCCAAGCAGGAAGCGACCGTTCCAGCAGCGAGACGGTAACCCATGCCGGCAACAATCGAGAGCGAATTTCTTAAACGTGTTACCAAAACCGAGGGCTGCTGGTTTTGGAAGGGTAAAAGTGTGCGCGGAAATGGCTATGGCAATTTTGGGCAACTAGCCGCGCATCGGGTTTCTTACATGCTATTTGTGGGGCCGATCCCAGACGGATACGACATTCATCACAGATGTAGAGTGAGGATGTGTGTTAACCCCCAACATCTGGAGGCGCTTCCACACCATAAGCATATCGCTGGAATTACTGCTGAAAACGCCAAGAAAACAGAATGTATTCACGGGCATCCCTTCGATGCACAAAATACGTACATCCGAGTGAGGGATGGAAGGGCAACTAGACAATGTCGCCGGTGTCGCGGAGCGGCCTGCCTTAGACGGTACTATGTGAGGAAGCAGCTTTGCCGATAATTCAGACACTTCCCCCCTTAAAGTCTCCCCCGACGAACGCCTTTGGGCTATTCCAATACCTGGCCCAAAGGCTGCCGGGGTATGACGTTTCGGAATATCTGCGCGAACTGAACAGCGCCTATATCCACGTCTGGGAAGAAGTCACAAAGCTCAAGAACCACTACTTCACCAACATCGTCACGCTCAGCGTAGTAACTGCCCAAACCCAATACGACTTGATGTTCAACGCTGATGGAGCGTTGTCCTCCGCCGTTTCTTCGAGGCTGTACCAGATCACGCGCATTCGTGTACAGCCGCCGGCGGGGGGACTGTATCAATCCACGATTGCCCTTCAGCCCAATAACCCCGACTTCATTGCTATCAGCGCGAATGTGCAATCCAGCCCAACTCAGTCCGGGCCATATTACTGGTACTTAGGCGGGCGTAATCAGTTGAACTGGGTTCTGCCGCTGGCGATAGGCTCGAAGATTGAAGTCACTTACACCTTTTGGCCGATAGCGCTCACGATCCTGTCCGGCGGCACCGTGGCCTCGTCCGGGAACGTGGTCACTGGGGCGGCAACCAACTTCACCAACATCGTGCAGCCGGACTTTCAGGGATCGCTTCCGAACGTGCAGGCTCAGGAAGAAATCCAGGCAGAGTTTGTCTGTAATCAAACCGTCCCGCTCGGCGGGCAGATTTACCGCGTTACCAAGATCACGAGCGATACGGCGCTGAATACCAATGTTGCAATTAGCCCTGTACTGCCTCCGACTTCAGCTTATGTTCTGGCAACCCTCCCGGAAATTCCGCGTGAACACATCCGCGTAATCGCTGCCATTGCGATGCAGAAGATGTATTCCGTTGATGGCGACGATGCAAGAGCGGGAGAGTGGACGGCGATTTCCCAGTCAAATATTCAAATGATGCGCGATGCTTTGATAGAGCGGCAAGGGCAAAATCCTCCGCAGCGTATTCGTTTTCCCTACGGAATTGGGAGACGTAACCGTGCGTTTCTTAGGTAAGAGGGGGTTCGTAATAGATTTGATCCGGCAGCACGACGGCCCAAATGTCGGCATTATTGACTTGCTTTCTCTTGGGCCAGAACGGCTTCGTGCGGCGCTTCGATGGCTGCCCGGTCCTTACCTCAACACGCAACAGCCGTTTATCTTTAAGAATCGCGAGATCACAGACACATTGAGGAGAAAGGGCGCGGAAAACATCATAACCCT